TAGTCTTCTCGCACTTTTGTCTATCAAACCTGGTGCCCTTTAGGGTTAGCTCTAATAGCACGGGAAAGGAAGCGGTCTCTAGATCGAAGATGGATTCGACTTCCTCTTGACGCATCTTGATCTTGAAGTGTTGCCAGAGTTTTAAGGTCAGTGCCGCGTCTTGTTCGGCGTACTCTCCGACGTACATGGCGGGGAGTTTCCAGAGCTCTTTCTTTGGATGAACGCCAAAGTCGGCGGCGGCCTGCTTGAGAGCGGCCTCGGACTTAACTTCCTTGAGGTAATCAAAGCCAAGCGCATTGAGGCTGTAGGAGAAGCGGTTCTCGTCCAGTAGTGGAGCGGCGAGCATGGTGTCTAGGATGCGGCCGTTGATGGTGAAGCCACTTGCGCGAAGCCACCCCGCGTCATATGCCGCGTTGTGCATGATCTTGTCTGCGTCAGTGGCTAGGACGTCTTTTATCCACCGCTCAACAATACGTTTATCCATATTGCCGCCACCACCGTGAGCAATAGGATAGTATCCACTCCAACCGTCAACAGCCACAGCGTAACCAGCAATGAAGCCGTCATTGCGGGGCCATCCGGGGCCAAAAGATTCCATATTCGGGTCACAGGTTTCGAGGTCAATTGCAATCTCCTTTGCGGTAGATAGATTGGGAAAAGTCTGTGGGGGAACCCACTCCGTAATGGTCGGGAACATAGGCATTGTTTTCACAGACGAAATCCTTTTAATTCATTTTTTGGAAACACATAGTGCAGTGCTTGTTTGGCGCGGGTAAGTCCCACATACAGCAGTCGATTGACATCATCAGAGTTGCGCTCGTACTCTTTGGCAAAGCGCGTTGAGAGGTCCCCGAGCAGTAGTACGTTGTCTGCTTCTCCGCCTTTGGCGCCGTGGATCGTAGAGAGCTTGATAGGAATGTTGCCCGTGAGCTTTGTGCCGCGTCGCAAGAGGGCGATGATGTAGTCGCGCTTATCCTCACCAATCTTTAGAAGAGCCTCATGCCAGACGATATCCGGGGCCAAGAGCCCTTGTTCTTGTCGCAAGCGTTCCATGCTGTACACGCCGTTGGGGTCCGCGAGCCGTAGTCCTTTGTACCCGTGCTTGACAAAGTCAGCGCCTAAGTATTTGTAGACGTTTTTTATAACGGTCAGCGGCAATTCTTTGCCGCGTCTGAGGTTCTCCCAACCCAGTACAGCGGACAAGATGCCTTCGGAGATGCTCCGTTGGCCGTGACGCTCGAACAGCAGGCCCTGGCTCTTGATCCAGGTGTGCATTTCAGAGAGCATGTAGTTGGTGCTTGCAAGGACGAGCCAGTTGCCGTGGGTAATATCGACGTGAGAGAAGTCGTTGTAGTAGTGAATGTGCCCTTCTTCGGCGCGAGCTTTCCAAACCTTGGGCTGGCGCTTCTTTATTCGGTGCACGATCTTGTTGGCGATCGCGTGGATTTTGGCAGGCACGCGATAAGATTGATCGAGGATGGTGATTGTGCCGGTAAAGTTTAAAAAACTATCGACGTCGGCCCCTGCCCAGTTGTAGACGGCCTGGTCATCATCCCCGGCTAAGAAAGAACGCTGTGATCTCTTAGCCAATTCAGTTACTAATTCCCATTGCAACCTAGAGAGGTCTTGTGCCTCGTCAATGATGAGCGCATCGAGCGTGGGAAGTCTCTCGGGTTGTTGCACTATCTGCTCGAGTAGATCAGTGAAATCCAGTAGTGATCGGCTCTCTTTGTAATGTCGATAAGCGCGCTCTACATACTCAAAGTGATACCACTCGATCTCCATGCTGCTTTGGTTGTAGTGCGTGCGCAGGTCCAGGCCCTTGATCCGTGCAATGTTGATCTCGTTCAGGATGGGGTTGTCCACCTTCACCATGAAATCTTCGTCCCCGTTTTCAATGGAGAGCTCGATCCCTGCCTCTTTGGCAAAGGCCCGGTAGTCCTCAGGAGACATCATGTCCTTGGTGCCGATGCCCAGACAACGGTAGGCCAGACTATGGAGCGTGCGAAACCAGGGGAAGTCGAGGTCTGGATTGAGTTGGGGGAATTTTGCAATTGCCCTGTCGCGTGCTTCGTTAGCCGCCTTGCGGGTAAAGGAGAAGTAGCCTATCTTTAACGAGGGGACGCCGTCGGTTAATTCTTGCTCAACGATATTCAATAAGAACGTCGTTTTGCCGGAACCTGGCGGGCCGAAGATTTTTCTAATCTCCATACCGCTCCTCCACGTCATCAAGGGAACACTCCCACAAAATGATGGGGGTGTGTGGTCCGACGTAGGCGCTTTGAATATTGAACTCAATATATTCAAGGGCCTCTTCTACTTCCATAGCGTCATCTTTTGTTAGGTTGTCTAACATTTTTTCGCCGCTATAGATCAATCGCTCGACTTGTTGATTGCCGTGCCAGGTGCAGCACGTTCCTATAAAACAGTCTTCAAAACTGTCCATCTTTAATGGTCTATCTTCATCGTTAATCAAAATGGGCTCCTCTTCTTTTGCTCAGGTGTGTTAAAGGGGGCGTCTTGCTTTTTAAATCCAGGCAAGCGCCAGCATCGGGTTGCGCGTCCTTTGAGGAACAGGGGGATAGGTTCACCCCCGAGGTCTCGCAGGCGTTGCGCCATCTTTGGTGCAGTAAGGCCCACAAAGTTGTTACGCTTTAGGTGTGCTTCAAGGTCTTTCATCCTGAAGTAGGTCTTAGCATCTTCTTCGTCTGTCCAGGGGCGGCCAAGCAAAATCTCGTCGCGGTCCATGGCCTGTTGTAAGTGCGTACAGAACTCTTCCAACAAATCCACAAAGCGTCCTGTGATGCTCGTGTCATCCGTTGCCTCGTGAATCTGTTCAGACTCCACCATCTCTTTGAGTAACGCGTTGAGCATCTGCTCCCAGTCCTGCTTGCGCAGGGTTGGAGGCAAGACGTTGATTTTGTCTACGCATGCCTTTTGAAACATGTTTTGGTTGTAGAGGTGATCGGTATCTAGCTCAATGCGTTTGCCGTTGATATCTAAGAACCACAGCGGAGGCTCTGAGTTGTATTTGGATAAAGAGGATAGTTGTGGTGCATCAGGTCCGTTGGCCCCGACTCCGTGTTTGCGAGTTCTGCACAGGCCTGAATTGCAAAAGCTGTTGAGGGGCGCGTCCTTGCACTTGTACTTGTAATCTTTCTTATTGAGCTGTTTGACGAGTATCTGCACTTCGTTGTTTGGCAACGGTGGGTGCACGTACTTGAAGTTGTGTTCAATAAGAGGGTTCTCCCAATTTATGGGAAAAACCTTTTTAAGATAAATACCAATGTTGAACAAGGTATTGTTGCGGCCCCCTTCGGGAACGCCTTGTGCACATAGGGCCTGCAAGCACGGAGGGCCGTCCGCAAGGGGTTGTTCTGCTTTCTTAGGAGGCTCGGGTATTGCTACGTCAGGGTCTTGTATATTGGCCTGGACCAGTTCATAGAACTCCTCTAAGGTAGCGGCACTCCCGTCTTCTTTGATCCCATAGCGCAGGGTTTGATCCCCTCCGAAATAGGGTAAGTTGAGGAAGTTCCCAGTGTCTCCGCGGTCAACCAAAATCTCAGCTTGCTTGGGGAAGATTTCGCGCCCAGCTTCGCCCAAGAGTGCGGCAGAGGACTTTAAGTACTCCTGCATGCGTGCGGCAGCAATCGGCTCCTTGGTAAACAAGAAAACGTGCGCGCCACCGGACTTGCTCCTGCAAACAACAAGAGGCAACTCCAAGCTTTTAATCTTCTTGACTAGGCCAGCATGATCCAGTGGATACTGGTCAATATCAATACAGCCCCAGATACAGGTGTTATCCGCCCGGATCGGGATAATTCCAAGACTTGGCTCAACACCGGTGAGATGTTTTTCCCAGAGGTCATCGGTGGGTGGTTTACGTACGACAACAGCTTTACCTGCTTGTTTTCCGTCCCCTCGAGACCCTTCAATTTTGTATGTTCCATAGGCGATATCTAAACCAGAGAATATGGCCTTGAACCGTTCGATGTCGGTCATTATGCTTTCTCAGGTGATGGGGCCTACATAGTTCGTAGGCCCCGAGTTATTAGAATATGGTCTTGTTAGAGGCTTCTAAATCGCCCTCATGTTTTACTTTGACCTCTCCAACACTCACCTGACTAGCAAAAGCCTTTGCACTCAAATACACCTCGTCTTTGTCAACTTGACCGATACGCTCGATCTCCCAACCAAACCACTTGCCTTTGTCGTTTGATTCACCAACGGTGCTCAAGCGGTACATCTGGCTGTACATGGGAGGCGTGAACATACCGTTCGCTCCTTGCATTTTGACTGACTGCATCATGGAGTTCCACTTACGCGACTTCTTGAGTTGCGTGGACTTCATCACAATCAATGCAGGGTTTGAGAGACCTTGTTCATCGATCACCATCACGTAGTGATTGGCGGTGTTCTCGATGTAGTTACCATTCTCCAGGTATTCCTTGTTGTCTCCAGGATCGCGATGCGTCTTAGACAACACATCACTGGTTGCAGGGTAGATATGCACAGGCGCGCCACTACCTGCACCGCCTCTTGGAGCCCACTCAATGTACTGGCGTACATAAGCGCAAGGCACTACGGTTATGCCCTTCTTGCCGTCATACAACTCACCTGTCACGGTGTTATAGATCATGCCTGGTAAGGCACCATCGATCTCACCTACTTCGGGAGAAGTGTTGGTGAGCAGTTTTAAAAACGGAAGAGCAAAGTCTTCCTGCCCCATTCCTGCAAAGCTCGATGCAGCGTCTTGTTCAAAATCGCTCATCAATGCAACAGCAGTTGAAGAGGCCTTGGGTGCTAGTTCTGTTTTAGCCATGATAAATTTCCTTTTTTCGTTAAGCGGATTTAATGATTGCTTTTTGGCCAATGAATGCGCCAAATAGATCGGTGGGAAACTCGTTTCCTCGTTCCACCTGCTCTTTAACCCATGCCTTGAGGGTCATGGGTTCTATCTTCTCAGCTTGTTCAGCAGGGTAGCCAGACTCACCGAGTAGATTTATTAGACGAGAACAAAGCTCGTCTTCGCCGCGTCCAAAACGGACGCTGACAGTGTTTTTAATGATGTCATCCATGCCTCTCTCGCGAAGCCATTGAAAGGCCTCTGCACGGCGAGCTTCTGAGATAGAGGCACTGTAGAAGGGCTTGACTTCAATGGAGGAACCATCTGCCATCTTGAATGACTTCAAATTCATCTGCGCTAGAAGTTCTGGAATGGACTCTTCGGTCAGTTTCCGAAACTGCGCTTTACGCTCTTTAAGCGTCTCCTCCATGTCTGCAACTTCTTTCTCAAGTTCCTTGGCGCGTTTTGCTAAAGCAGCAACACCGATAAGGTCCTCGTCTTGTATCTTTAGAGCATCTGCATCTTGTTCAAACTGGGTCGTAAGACTCATATAATTCTCCTTTCTTAAATAAATCAACCTCAACTGGAATGTAACGCTTTTCGCGCTTATCCCACTTGAGACACTTGAATCGGCCACCATTTTTTGCAGCGGCCACTGCACATGCGATACCTATTGCTGAAGGGTCTCCAATGAGCAATAGATAGTCAGCATCGCTGAACTTCTCCAACTTACGTTGGATTCTTCTTACCGTAGGAACGCTCGAGAAAGATATCTGAGCATTATCCGGAAGTAAGATTTCAATCGCCCCGTATGTCATCGCCCCAGAAATATTGTGCTGCAATGTCTCCTGGATTACGTACACGATTGGCTTTTTTTCAATTGACACAAATTCTCCTTTCTAAAAATGAATGACCAGTGTACACTACGAAAACCTGGTCCGCAACCCCCAGCAAGAAAGAAAGAAATGACTGATACTTTTTTACAAACTTATCCCTATAGGAACAAGCCTTTTGTGCATCAACAGGCCTATCTTCAACGTCACTGGAACGCTCCGGTAGCAGCTTTGTTTGCAGATATGGGAACTGGTAAGAGCTACATGCTCATTAACAATTTCTCAATTCTTTACGACAAAGGAATGCTTAACGGAGTACTCATAGTAGCACCAAAAGGAGTGTACCGGAACTGGGTTGATACCGAAATTCCTAAGCATATACCCGAACACGTGCAATATCGTATGGCCATTTGGAATCCTCAGCCGAGAAAGGCGGAGGCCCAGGCGCTTGATCGTTTGTTCGATATAAGCGAAGACTTAAAGATTTTGGTCATGAACATTGAAGCCTTTTCTACAGCAAAAGGCACTAAATACGCTAGTCGGTTTTTGTTGTGTCACGACGCAATGATGGCGATCGATGAGAGCACCACAATCAAAACACCCACCTCGGCGAGATCAAAAAACACAGAGAAGGTGGGCCGTGGTGCGCGGTTCAAGCGCATTGCTACAGGCTCTCCGGTGACCAAGTCCCCGATGGATTTGTATCAGCAGTGTGCCTTTCTATCTCCTAACTGTTTGAATGCCGCGAGCTACTACTCGTTCCAGGCGCGCTACGCGGTTGTGATTGAGCGTAGCGTGGCCACGCACAGCTTTAGACAGGTTGTTGGATATCGCCGGCTTGACGAGCTCAAAGAAAAGCTTGACCACTTTAGCTTTCGAGTCAAGAAGGAGGAGTGCCTTGACTTGCCAGACAAGCTCTACGTGAAGCGGGAAGTGGACTTGACAGACGAGCAGGTGCGCGCGTATAGGCAGATGAAGGATCTAGCCTTGTCCCAGTTCAAAGAGGGCATCACTAGCACTGTTAATGCGTTGACGCAGTTGATGCGCTTGCATCAAATAGTTTGTGGCCACGTGAAGTTGGACAACGGGGAAGTGATTGAATTGCCCAACAACCGCATCAATGAATTGCTGTCCATTGTTGAGGAGACGGACGGCAAGATCATCATCTGGGCCAACTACCGTCATGACATTGAAGCCTTGAAACTTGCCTTGTCCAAAGAGTACGGCATGAACTCAGTAGGTATGTACTACGGGGGCATACCTGATGATGAGCGCAAGCGGGTTTTAGCAGAATTTCAGAACCCTGATAGCGAGATGCGCTTCTTTGTTGGTAACCCTAGCACAGGCGGATACGGACTGACGTTGACTGCCGCGCATACCATGATTTACTACAGCAACAGCTTTGACTTGGAGAAGCGTTTGCAATCGGAAGACCGAGCGCACCGCATTGGCCAAACAAAAAACGTGACCTACATTGACCTGATTGCCGTGGGAACGGTGGACGAGAAGATCGTCAAGGCTTTGCGGGACAAAATTAATATCGCCACCCAGGTGATGGGAGAGGACTTTAAACAATGGTTGATCTGATACCGATTCGCAAGCTCTACGTATACGAAAAGCTTGAACAAATAAATGAACCAACGGGACGTGTTTACGGCGATGAAAGATTGCCAAGCGTTACCCGGATTCTGTCTGCCACTAAGGACCGAGCGCACCTTGACGCGTGGGTCGCGAGGGTTGGTGAAGTAGAAGCGGAACGTATCAAAAACGAAGCATCCACTGTCGGCACCCACATGCACAACGTCATTGAGCGCATGATTGCTTATAAGAATTTACCTCGTCCAACCAACTGGCTTATGACTAAGGGTTATGAGATGGGCTATAAGTTAGTAAACACTTACTTCTCTCATATCTCTGAGATATGGGGATCAGAGGCTACTCTTTATTATCCCGGGAAATACGCAGGCACAACGGACTTAGTGGGCATATATAGGGGAAAACCCGCTATTGTTGACTTTAAGCAATCGGTCAAGCCTAAGCGTGCGGAGTGGATTCAAGACTATTTTCAACAACTTGCCGCCTATGCTTTGGCTCATGACATTGTCCACGGCACGAATATCGATTTTGGTGCGGTGCTTATCTGTGTGCAAGATGGCACAACGCAAGAATTCACGACCGCCGGCCGTGAATTTCAAAACCACAAAGATGAGTGGCTAAAGCGCGTGGAGCTGTTTAGGCAGCAGGCTGCTGTCCCTGCGCAAGCATCGGACTGATGGTGTCGTTAGGGAACAGCGACTGAAACATCTCTCGACTCACAGACGACTGAGAACCGGCCCCTGGTGCTTGCGCACCAGGCTTCTTGTCCAGTAACCCTGGTACACCTTTGGAAGGCGCGGTAGGAGGCAGTTTACGAAGTTGTTGCGCAGCAGGCCCCGTAGGAGGCCCCGTTTGTATCAAATTCGTCCTAGGCACTTCGCTCTCGTAAATACTCAAAGGCGCTGGAATGCGTGTGGCTATCGTGCGACCAAGCAATTCGGCAAAGTTTGACGCATAGTTGGCTTCTTGTTTTTTATCTACGCCACGGCGTAACAAGGCCGCCATCATCTGAGGGTCTTGCAAAGCTTTTTCTATGGTACTGCGCACCATAAAGTTGGGCATTTTGTCAAAGATTTCACGCACATATTTCGAGCCGGCAGAAGCGGCAATCAATGAGCCTGGTCCACCGCCAGACACACTAGTGCCGATGTTTGCACCAACGATACGCATGGCCAACTCTTCTACCGCACCAGCGCCGTCCAGGACTTTGTTGAGCTCATTCTTGTTGCTCAAAGCCTTTTCAACCCGCATCATTGGAATCATTAGACGCTTGAGGTTGTTCACCTCTTGCTGGGTAATGATGTTTTGACTGCGCATGATATTGACAATCGAAGGCTGATTAGCGCCTAGAGGCTTTAACAATGCATCATTGAATGCCTGGATGCTGAAGCGGCCATCTCCACCTGCCTTGGTATAGGCGTAATCAAACAGGGTGGACTTCAATCCGTTGACAGCATCGGGCCCGCCAGCACTTGCAAGTTTGACCAAACCAGAAATGTTCTTGACAGGAAATTTGCTGTTGAGTGCATCAATAACAGCAGTGGTTGGGTTCTCAAACTTCAACAGTTGTGCAAACGCTGACTGATTTGCAATAGTCTTGTTGATTTCGCTGTTTTCGTCCCGTATTGCACGAAAGGCAAGTTCAGCTTTCTTTGCGTCTTGCAAGTCAGCATAGATACCCAGCTTCTCCAGCATAGGTTGATTTTCAGCCGCAAATTTCTCCAACATGCGAGGATTCAAACGACCCGTTATAGGGTCAATTGATTTTGCTGCCATCAATCGATACACACGGTCTTGTGCGTCTCGGATAGAGACCACGCTAATATCTGCCAAATCGGCTTGCGGCTTTAATGCCAAAGCCAATTTACTGCGCTTACCATATTTGTTGACTGCATCGTCGTATTGAGTACGCATGAATTTCACTGCGTCTTCAACCTCATTCATACGCATTGCAGTTACATCGGCGTTGGAGCCAAAAGCCTTTGTCACCAGTATCTCTGGGGGCATGCGCTCTTTTCCTGCCACTGTCTTTGCTCCGGGGCCCGTGATGCTTGCCTCACTGGCAAAGGTGCGAGTGAACGTATCGTTCAAGGCCTTAGAAAAACCTCTAGCCTGATCGAATGCAGGAGCCTTTAATGTCTCCAAATCTTTGAGGATTCCCTCAGCAAGCGTGCCATAGAACTTCGCATCGCCCATCTCGCCTTTGCCTGCGGCTTCGCGTGCAAGAGACAACAGATTGCTTCGATAGTTGACCATCTCGCCAACATCCATATCTTTAAGCCTTGGAACAAATCTGTCAGGCACTTTTCCTGTTTCCATGAACTCATCCGTATTTCGGCCAAGTTTGTACTTCATGACGGAGGCATCATCAATGCCAAAAGTGCTTAGGATGTCCTTAACCAACTTTGGCGTGGTGTTCTTGTAAACAACATCCGCGATCCCTAAGGTTGCATCTAGGAACGCACGACTTGCGTTAGTAGGTACGATTTCTGCGCCCTTAACCGTTGTTTCACGCAGAGTAATCAGGGGCCACTTGCCCGTCTTCTCGTAAATGGCTTCGGCCTGTGGGCCTTCCATTGGCACCTTCTTAGGGGGTCCTTGAACACGTTTGACAGGGGCGATCTGGCGAAGACCCTCGGTCCACAGTTCGTTTTCCATGTCCCGAGCTTGGCGTAATGCAAGCTCTGTTTCAAACTTGACGAGGTCGCCAATCTCTCTACGAGCACCGGGCGTATCCTTAGAGATAGCCGCTATCTTTTTAGCAGCAGTCGCATCTGCCGCTGCAAGACGGCCATTGAGCATGGCCGTATAGGCGTCTTGTTCCACTTGTGCCGCTTTGCGCAAAGCATCGGGAGTGCCTACTTCTCGCAACCTTTGAACCAACAGCTTATATGCAAGCAAGGAGTCTTCTCCCTGCTTGACTGTTTGCCCAGAGAACTCCGCATTGGTGCGAGCAAGAGATGTCTCTAGCGCAGACAAAGTGATGTTGCCTGTTTTCTGCGCAGCAGTTGGTGTGGCCCCCGCTGGAGCGGATTGCTCTAAGCGGCGAATAAGCAGAGGAATATTTTCTCCGGTGCCTTCCAAAATCTCATACAAACGAGCGGCGGCTTTCCCTTCTTTGGCCGAGGCACTGCGGGAGTTCTTGAGGTTCTTTGCCCAGTCAGTGACGTCACCTACTGAATTAACTACAAAGCGGCCTGGGGCAAAGATGCCTCCGATTACTTCTGCGCCAAAACGCACACCTTTTTCGCCAGGGAAAAGTTCCTCTGCAAAGAAGGCCCCGGTCCCTGCTCCGGTGGCCGCGACTGTTTCAGCAGCGCCAAAGCTAATTGGAGTTTTACGCGCTGATTCTCCTATGGAAGAGATGAACCGTGAGACGCGGTTACCGGTAAATTTAGGAAGGAAATAGGCAGAAGGAGAGAAGGCAATGGAGGTACCAAACGTGCGACCACCTTCTCGTACAGAGACGAGGTCCTCACGAAGGGGAGGCTGTTCGTAATCTTCGAACAGTTTTTCCAGGCCGTAGTTGACCGCCATACCGCCCAAAAGTCCTGCACCAAAACCCAAAGGAGGACCGAGAGGAGCAAGAGGCCCCATAAAAGGCGCCGCTATAGTACCTGCTCTCAGGCCCAACATAGACCCAGCAGAGATAGGAATGCTCTCTCGCATGCCAATCTTGATACCTTGGCCAAGAGCCTCGGCCTTTTCGCCAAGTGTTGGATACTCCGACTGAGAGATTTGCTCCAGCGCCTTTAACTGATCCGCTGCGTTAGCGGCGGGAACAGTACGACGTCCTTGAAGTAGCGCAGGCGGAGCTGTTCCACCCCCTGTGTCAGGTAGAGTCAATGCATCAAGTTGCTTTTGAATCTCTTCAGGAGTTGCCATGGTTTATTTCTTCCACTTTGATTGTGTTCCGTTCCACAAGAAGTTTGTCCCGCTTGGTAGCGCTTGCACTTCCTCAATGGTATATACACGGGGAGGAATCCCTGCCTTCTTTTGGAAGTTGCTTATGTCTCTCGTCACGTTAAGCGCGTTTCTTCTTGCATCAACAGTATATGAGTCGTTAGTTGCATCTGCCTGAGCGGCTTTCAGCTTTTGCATCAAGAAGTCATCAATACCTACCATGCGGCTACCAAGAGAAGCAGGGTTGTCAAAGAACGCTGGACCAATATCCAACTCTTTTTCAATCGCCTTCATCTCCGTAGTGGCGTAATGGGGGTTGTTTTGCAATGACTTAATAAGGTCTCGCACTGCCGTATCAAAGAACGTACGTGCTTCATCTGCTTTAGCGTCCACTTGGCCAAAGACTCGCAAAACAGGCATTGTCTTGATGTATGGAATGGGGCCTGCAACTAGGCCTCTTTGATTCCATAACGTCTTTTGGTCTTTAGGTGTATTGAGTGCTACGTATGTATCCTTTGCCTCAGCAGGTACGTCGGCAGGCACCGTTCCAGGAGCCCCACTGACCACATTTGAAACAGGAGCTTTTTCTGCACCAGGTTTTGTAGCGGCAGCTGGAGCAGCAGGAGGTGTTCCGCCACGTAGATCAAGTGCAGTTCGTACAAAAGAAGGCAAATCATTGCGCACCTCTACGTAGCTCTTGTTTCCTGTGACGGGGTCCACTCTTTCCACCATTTGTGCTTGCGTATAGTTTGTCACGGCAGACAGGAAAACTCGTTCTTGTTCTGGAGTGAGTTTTCCAGCAGCGTAGTCCGGTGCCATTGTGGAGAAGATGTTTAAAGTTGCGCCAGTTACTCCTGCACCAAAGGGCCCTTTGCCCTCTGCCGCGGTCTTTTTCGCCTCTTGTTTGATGATCTCTCCAAACAGCGCTCTCTTTTGCTTTAGAAGCTCATTGTTTGCTGCTTGGATTTGATCAACATCTTTCTCAGATGCCTGCAACGCGGCCATCTTGATAGCGCGCTCGCCCTTATCAATCTCCGCTACGCGGGCCATCATGTCTTGCGGTAGTGTTCTGGCAGCACCTGCCAAACGAGACACAAAACTTCCACGCAATGGACGGCCTTGATCATCCACATTAGAGCCAAAACCAAAGGCCCGTTGGCCGAGAGACATCAACAGTTGTGCCTCACTCGCGCCTTTGGTGTCTCCCAAAATTGTCCGATAAGCAGGCTCACGTGCACGTGTCAGTGATGCCAAATCAGGCAAGCGCTGGGGTTGTTTTGCAATTAACTCTTGCATGCCTTGTTTGGCAGCAGTAACTACTTCTTGAGGATATTTCAGCAAAGGCTCGTCTTTTTCAGCAGGGGTTACACCGTCCTCACCGGACCCCGCTTGAAAATTTTGGACATAGCCTCCTCTTGCCATAGCAATAGGAGGAGCGCCAGCAATACCCCCTGTCTCAGGAGGTGGAGGGCCAGTCATGTCTTGTGGGCCGCCACCCATCATTGCCGCCATCATTTCAGGAGGCATTTCAGAAGCGCCTGGGGCCATTGGAGGAGCCATTGGTGCGCCTGGAGGCATAGGAGGTGGAGCCATTGGAAGCTGTGGCCCTTGCATCAATTCAGCCGAAGCAGGAGCAGCACCAATGCCTTGCTGTTGAGCAAGCACAGGCTGCAAAAGGGCAAGCACTTCTTGTGGGGTATCTTTGGCCGCACGATATCCGACCATGTCGGCTAGTTCGTCCACACGGGCATCGATGGAGCGCATATCCCCACGTAAGTTGTTCATCAAGATTTCAGGAGACTTTGGAGAACGGCCCATGACCTCGGAGGCAACACGGTCTTCTTCGTCCATGTCCTCCATGTCATCATCTTCCATCTCCATCATGTCCTTAAACCCGGCCATGATGCCGACGTTTTCAACATCATTTTCTACCATTTTGTTTTTCATATTGCCCTCTTAAAAGAGTCCTGCTTTCTTTGCACCAGCCGCAGTGGCCAAAGTACCTAAACCGATTCCCAAAGCCTGTTGGAAGGGACTAGCGGAGGGCTGGCTTGCCACTGCTGTAGACATTTGTGTAGACGGCGCGCCCTTGTAGATGTCCGACAAGAAGCCTGCCTGTTGATAGGGGGAGTAGACTTTTTGCAGTTCAGTGGCACGTTGAGCGTCAAGCTGTTGTTGGTTGAGCGCTTGTTGAGACTGGCCAACGTTGTACAAGAAGTTAACATCACCTTGACGCATAGCCTGTGCTGTCTGACCCAGAGCACCTTGTTGGATACCCAGCTGACCCATTTGAGCGCCTAGTTGCCCTAATCCAGAAGACATTTGCGCGCCTTGACCAAACTCCTGCCCAGCAAGAGAGCCGATGCCCGCGGCTGACTGGCCTAGTCCCTGGCCTAGTGCCAGTTGTCTTTGCTTGGCTGCTTCAAAAGTACCCATGCCGGCCTGTTGGGCCTGAGCATAGTTTTGTGCGTAATCTTGCATGATGCGCTGAGACATGACGTCTTGCAGGCCTCGCTCCATCTCTGCGCGCTGTACGCCCTCACGGGTGCTACCAAAGGCCCCGGATTTAACTGCCTGAGCCGCCGCACCTTGACGTGCAATATCGCCTTGACGGCGCATTTCTGCCAGGCTTTGCTGGGTAACAAGCGCCTGATAGGGGTTCATGAACTGTGCGGCCATGGTGGGGTCATATTGACCAGCACCCTGTGTCATTGCTCCGATGCCCGCGGTTAGGACATTTTGAGCTTCTCCATATTGGTCCCGTGTATCCGCACCGCGAAGCACGTTAGCCGCTTCTCCGGTAGTGCCATAGGCCTGTGTAACCGCTTGATTGGCAGAGGTTAGGTAAGGATCAAAAGCACCAATCCCTTGGCCGATAGCCGCGTTCATTGCTGTTTGTTGAGCAGGCGCAAAGCCCGCTACGTTGTAGCCAGGGAGTTGCTCTGCTAAGGGCGTTCTTCCCTCGTTAAGCGCCAAACCTTTTGCTTGCTTTAATAGGTCAAGTTTATAGGCTTCAATCTCCGGGGCTTCCCGGACAATTTGTTGTGTTGTTGTGGTTTCTGCCATGATCAGCCCTTCACCATTCCGCCTTTTTCAAGCGATTTCATAAGTTTGTACATTCTTGCTGCCCCTTTGCGTCGGCTTCCTCCGCCCGCATTGCGCACGGCCTTGGCGGTAAATACAAACTCCCCATCTGACAGCATTGCAGGAATGTCGTCCGAAGTGCCTGTACCCGGCCCATTGATTGGTCCTGTCTTACGAGGGAATTCCCTGATAGAACCACCTTTTGCGGCCATTACGGGCTCCTCCGTACCAATAAAGGGAGAGTAGTACTGTTGGCGGCGTTGGGCACGGCGACCGTAGTAAGGAGAATACTCTGCCTGCATGATGCCCGTAGGAGTGACAACCCCTGACGGGTCAGCACCTTGAGTGCCTGAATAATAAGTCTCACGGTAAGGGTTGTATGCCTGCGCACCGGGGGACTGGTAGTTGTATAAACGTCCACTAAACTGACTTGGGTTATCCCGCATGTAGTCCTGTCCTGTGTAGTTGCGTTCAAAGGCAGGAGCCTGCGTACCGGGATCTCTTTTAAATCCACCAGAGGCGGCTGTAACCCCTAGACCTGCTGCTGCTAATGGCGTATATCTAGAAAAAATACCTGGTTTGTTTGCGTTGTATGCGGTTTCATAAGCAGCGTTTGCCTCCGCCGTAGTCGGAGTAAGACCTTCTGCTCTGGCCGCTCGTACGTACTCCGATCGTGCTCTACTTCCTTCAAGAATAGCCTTTTGATTTTCCGCTTGGACACTTGGACGGTCTGGAGAGAGATATTCCTTGTACCCAGTTTTTAGAGCATCAACACCTCTGTCGTACCCGGTTTTTACAGTGTCAATACCTCTGTTGACTACTTGTCGTGCAGTGTCCATAGGGCCTGTTCTACCTAAAATATCGCGTTCAATCGCAACATTGCTAGGTGAAGGTCCAAGACTATTAGGGCTCACAGAATCAGGGCGCATTCCAATACTTCTAAGATAGTCTGTCTCATACCTGTTTTGTAATCCTATCGCATCTACATCACTCGCGTAAGCTGAATCAATGCCAGGAGGGATATTAGTGGGGGTTACATTTGCGGGAGGAGGTATGCCCGCAGTAGATACATTAGCTCCAGACTGATCGGTAGCAGTTCCGACGGCCTGTACCGGGCCGGAAGCATTTACCTGAGAAATAGGAATACCCCCTTCTGCAATAGACCCGCCGCTTACAGGAATAGACCTGTCTTCTACAGGAACATCCGACGGCCGCTGTGGAGAAGTTGCAGTGGGTTTTGGAAAATAGCCCTGTTGCTGACCATAGGCAACGCCTGCCCCTGTAAGGCCACTGACTGCTCCTGTCCTTATTGCATTTTTAAGGGACATGCCCGAGGCCAAACCAAAACCAGTACCAAGCGCGCCGGCGGTCAAACCTTGATTTAATATGCTACCTGTCGCACCAGGCAAATACTCACCTACCGAAGGAGCGATAGTGCCCCCAATGTAGCCCAGGGCCGCACTCTTGAGAGTGTCTGTTAAATTACCGCCAGTCAAGGCCGTTATACCACCGCTCACAAGCGCCGCAGTGCCAGCAGTACCAATACCAAAACCAGCCACAGCCGGTCCAAGGACCATGGTCGCACCGATTGTTAGAGCAATACGTCCAATAGGACTTGAGGCTACTTCTTTTACAACGTTTACAACAGCTTTTGCTGGAGCAGTAACGGCTTTCCATACACTGCTAAAGAACCCATATTCCATCAATCCTGTATACGGATTGCGAGTTCCCATGCCGCCCGCCTGTCGCAGCATTTCTGCTTCTTGAGGAGTAATGTGCGCAAGCATTGTGTCGCCGTGACGTCCCATCCCTTGAAGGGCTTGAGCAGCATCCGCTAGGCCGCCGTTCTTCATCGCCATAGGCTCTTGTGATCCGGGAGCCATGGCCTCTGGAGCGACGTTCTGTGCGCGCTGAATGCGCTGCTCATTTACAGCAGCAAGCATCGTAGAAATAAAGTTTGGATCAAACTGGGCAGGGAAGTCCCCTTCCTCAATTGCTCCAGCTTCTATGCCTTGACGAATCATTTCTCCATATTGCTCTGGGTACTGCAACATGTATTCAAGTAAGGTAATGAAAGCTTCAATCTCACTAGGCTTTAAATTTAACCCACCTAGACTTTGGCTAATAGCCGATTTATAGTCATTAAAAGCCTGTGGGTCTGTCTCTTGCAGCGCAGAAGATGCGGCGTTATACGCGTCTAAACTTGAGACGTAGCCCTGTGGGGGTTCCTTTTTTTGCATGGGCAGGGGAGCCGCCATGATGCCTTCATTCGCCATGATTATCCTTTCCAGTTATTGCCAAAGGCCTCATGGGCCGCGCGTCGGGAAAGGACGCGAATATGGCTGTAATTATGTCGCATTTCACTAGTTCCTGTCTATCTCTAGATAGGATAAGTAGAAATGAACGGTTGCAACGCTAGACTCCACCCGGAGCTCGTCCAAATCATCCAAAACAAGCGGTACGCCATTGAATACATCAATGGTTGCATTTGGGGCCAGAATGTAGCCTTTGAGCAGGAAATGCTCTGCGCCTGCGCCATCGTCATACTGTGAGACAGTAAGCGTGGCCCGTGCGGCGTTGGCATTGGTCACTCGTAGCGACTTTGCAATTGTCATGTTTCCTGTAGGAACAGCGTATATCAACGTCTCAGTGGCCGCGCTTGGTATCAGTGCTTTTCTAAAATATTTATTGGCCATGTTTACCCCAGTGCGGATTCATAAGTAGCGGTCAAAATAACCGAAGGAATAGATGGGCAAAACGCCGTGGCAGCCTCTGCTTGAATATGGATATTCGTATCATCCACTGCCCACATCAACTCAAAGTAGTCCCCTCCGTTGAGGTCCAACAAGAAATTCCATGCTGGAACAACCTCTGCCGCCGTGCCTTGAATAGATAGTCGCGTGGCGCTGGCAGGAACATCTATGCCGTTGACTCTTGCCCATACAAAAATAACTCCTGTAGCGCCTGATACTTTATCAAGCTGCATTGAGAACTCAAAGTTGTATACGCCTGCTACATCAACATAGACCCGGGATGTTGGAGTTCCTACGTAGACAGCATAGGCGTGATCCGTTGTATTAAGCGTAACCGCATATGCCGTGTTAACTGCGGCCGCGGTTTGTGTAGTCGTATCGTGAAACGCTCCGTGAGGAAGCAAGGCACTCTGTCCAACGCTGACTGCCAGGTTACTGCCCCCACCTTCATAGAACGAAACCGCCTGGTTAAAGTTGTCGCTCGTAGTAGGCGTGTACGTGTTGTTAAGCTGGAGAATGATCTGCTCAAGCGAACGAACAAGTTGGTTGAACTGCGACGCATCGTAGGTTGCCGATGCGTTGGGCAGGCGAACGTTGGTGATCTTGCTCATCGCAAACCATCAGGCTGAATGTCAACACGCAGTGTTCCGTAGCGCCAGTTGGTGTCTATTTCATTGCTCTCAATACGCAAGCTGATTTGCCTTCCCCTTGCACGAGTGTCCACCTTCTCCGTGTTTGGAGCGATGATGTACGGGTCCAAAGAGCTTGGGCTGGCTGTGGCCTGTGGGTAGGGACGCAACAGCAAATGCACGGTCAAGTTGCCCTCTTGGTTCTTGAAGTCAGGAATAAACCGCTTCATAAACAGCATCTGATCCCCATCTCCAATATCAAAGTAGCCCGACTTGACCAGGGCCGTTATTGCCGCCCCGTTGCCGTTCTTCCCGTCTTCTTGGTTGTATATCAAAGAGCGACCGGCTGTAAGCCCGTTGATCGTGCTAATAGTTGCCTCAGTACTCTCGGGCGAGTATTCAGCAGCAGTTGGTTTAGCGTAAGTACCTAAGTCAGTCCATGCAGTACGCGCCATAGTGCCAATAGACCAGACATTCTCCAAGTAATTGAACGTGACAAACCTGTCGATGTAGTCGGAGGTGTACGAGCAATACCACCAGGTGACCTCATTGAACTGCGTATTGACACCAATATTTACTTTGGTGTTTTGTACGACGTTAAGGTCTTTGAAGACGTAGTCCTGCACAGTACATGCGAGCTTTTTCACTGTTCCGTCGAACATGAAGAACGCATCTTTGCCCATCCAAAAGGCCACGCCATTCACGTCCGCAGAAGCATGCGGGCCAATCAGGCCGCAATTAGAGCCGAGCTGTTGGAAGCCAAAGGTATAGGGCGGACCAATGTACTGCATGCCATGCAAAGCAGTATCTGTCCATATAAGAATCTGTCCCCTGGAACGGTCAGCAGAGACGATGTGATTGCCATCCGTGAGCCGTTGTCCGCCGGCCGTGTTGGTTGCACTCTCAACAAAACTGTTGATGTCCTCCTGATTGGAGAAGCGCACAAACATAGGGTCCTGGGTAGCAGGCGTTCCAATCGTGGACTCCGTGCCAAAACACACCAAGTGCCTGTCAGGTGTAGACACCAAGGCATACGTACTCTTTGTTGGAGCGCCAGAAATAGCCGTTACGCGGGTACTAATACCTGCACTGGTATCAAACAAATAAATGCCGCCGTTCGCGATCTGGCATACAACGTCTTCCCCAAAATTGTCAAACTGCCATACCCGCGAATCAAGGGATACGGAAGTAGAGGGAGGCCGTGGTGTTCCCCAGGTGCTCGCGCCCCACGTTCCTATGCCCCAACCATAGTCCACCGTACTGACCGCGGTTCCTACGTTGATTTGATATGCAGCATCCGCAGTACCTGCGGCGTTAACTGTTGACGTGGCAGCAGCAGGAGAGACAATGGTGTATTCATTGGCGTTTGTAATGAATTGAATCTCAAACTCACCCGTCAAACTGGCATTAGTAATGCCTCCAGGGTTTCCTGTAACGCTCGAAAACGTTACAAAATCTCCAATAATGCAACCGTGAGCAGTGTCATTTACTGTGACGGTAGTGGACGTATTGATTGTGTCAAAAGTGACGCCAACTGCTGTTCTACGGATAGGAGTAACGTCTCCCCACAAAGCACCATACAAGGCATACAGCTTTCTATTGGTGCCCACAATCATGTAGGGCGAACCATCCAAAGCATTCCATGTATATATCTCACTGATCATGCCCACCAGATAAGACGGGGACTCATTGAACTGGGTCCAGCCGCCTATCTTCTCAGGCAGGCCATAGCGAAAGCGCACGTAGTCCGAGTCAATCCAGCCGCCTTCAGCGCCGTACTCTGTGTTTTGTTTGTCTACACCAGGTTTGAGAACTATTCGTGCAAGTGCCATGGCTTATCTAAATCCTGCGGTTTTTTTTGCTATCTTTTTTGGTTGAGCCACAAACTGTTTTCCTTTTGCCTTGCCTACTCGCTTGGCCTTGGTTGTTACAGCATACTCCGCCGGGCTTAGACTTTTGATCGCAGCCTCTGGGAGATACCGCTCACCCGTTTTAGACGAGGGCTTTCCTGATTTGGTGCGCCATTTCTGGTCGCCCCAATCTTTTAGGGATTTCTGTGGAGCTTTCAATCTTTATAACCCCCGCCTGCTGCCTTGTATTTCTTGGCTACAAGTTGAGCTTTGCGTGCTGACCACTGGCCTGCGCCAGTTCCTTGAGTTGCTGCGGCTTTTACCTGAGACACAATCTTCTTACGTAGAGTTGGTTTTGTATAGTTACCCGCGGCGTTAACAGTAGATTTCTTGGCTGTTGTCTTCATTTAAGGCCCTCTTACATTGTCGCCCCTGCCGCCGCAGGAATGGTTGTAATCTCAATAGCTATTGAACGCCGAAGGTTCAAGGCCTGTCCACAGTCCGAACAGGTATCAGCTTCTAGCTCAGATTCATCTAAGTCATATCCACACGCAGCACAAAGCACCTCTATTGCATGCGCCGGCTCAATAAGACCATCAGACAGTGTTCGTGAAACGTTTTGTAATCTCATGTTTTATCCTAAAAATAGGGCGCGTTCATCTTTTCTACGATTCTCCAGCCCTTTAAGTATTTTGCCACCCGCCTTGCAATACTTCAAGAGTTCTTCTGCAGCGCCTTCCATATCCCCGCGCAAAACCTTCTGACGGAGGGTTGAACGCTGTAGTGTTCCCAGACCAACATTAAAACTAAAAGAGATAAGAGCATCGTACTGACCCTGAGTGAGGGGAACAGGACAGAACTGAACCACACCTCGCTCAAACCTAGCCAAATCTGCTTTAAGAATTCCATCGACTTCTTCCATGCTGAATGTGCGGTTGTCTGCGTCTTTGAGGCCAAACCCATCACGCTCTTCTATCTTCATCTTGCCTTGTTCTGGATATAAAACATGGCCGACACCAACAGTCCAAAGACGCGCCGGGCATCTATAGGGCTTTTGTCTTAAACCCTCATGATGCTGGATCATCTTGAGGGCTTTGTCAGAGATGTTCATTTCTTCCCAAATGCCTGTGTACCAAACCAGAACGACACTACAGATGCCCAGATGATTTGAGTCTCGTTATCCCACAGCAGGTCTAGAGCAACTTCAAACGGAACTTCTTTGTAGAACGCAAACCAAAAGCCAAAAATCTCTACAAAGGCGAACAGAATAAACAAGCCATAGGTTATGGCAGGACGCACCATAGCACGGGCGTTTACTACCCACTGGCTAGCCCCTTGACCGATAGCAATGTCGTGCGCGTACAGGGCTTGACGCTCTTGCATGGCCGTCTGTGCGTTGGTTACTTCAGCGTTAATCTGAATCTGTTCCGTCTGGATATGCTCAATCTTTTCTTGCGCTTCTAGGCCAGCTTTCTTTAGGGTCAACTCACGCTCAGTCTGCATCTGCGCCAAGGCTAGTTCATGCGACTTGTCAGCACGGTCTTGGAAGAAGTCAAACAGTTTGGGTAGCCCGCCCATCAAGAAAGACAATAGGGTTGAGAATAGTGTCATCATTTTTTAGCTCCCATTTTTTCACGTTCTTCCAGCAGTTGAACCTTAACTTGAAGCTGGTGGATATCCTTGTAGATTTCTTCTTTCAAAGTATGACGGCGCTCGGCTGAAAGCGGGGAATCGGTGGGGACACCCTCTTTGGTAATCAATGCAGGCATAGCGCCTTCAATTCGTGTCAGGCGCGTGGAGAAATCGTTGACCTGCCCCAAGAGCCAAGCAAGGGATGCCACGATGATAGGAATGACCGCTTTTAATACATCTGCCCAATTCATTTTGACTCCTTTAATTCACGTTTCAACTTACGCAACTCTTTGATTTCTTGCTTGAGTTGCGCTCGCATGTATAAGGTTTCTACATACGCCATCGAGGTTACTCCTACAACAACACATATAGCGACCCCTATCAAAATCCACCAGACAAGCTTCGTAGTTGCCACATCAGCCACCCAAAAAACATAGATATGAACATCACGGCAGTTACTCCACTTATTGTTTCAATGACCTGAATCTCGTCTTGCTCTTTACGCCACCTTGCTAATCTAGTCCTGCGGATCATCTCTGACCTCGCCCATGCTTGCTCTTGTTCTATCCTGCCGTGCATCTTGAGAAACCTGCTGTACAGGTCTTTCAACTCTGCTGGCGCATACACCATTGCCTCACGAACCTGTTCTAGCAACTTCTCCATTTGAAGCTCTATAAGCACCCGCTCCACCGCTTTCTTGCTGGTGTTCTGGGTTGGGTCGTAGTTAGTCTTGGACTCCTCTTCTAGTTCAAGGTAGTGGTTTGTAATCTGCTGTTGGATATCGAAGAGCGACCCAAGGCTTTCGCCGATATCCTTAATAAGTTTGAGTTCGAGGGCTTCGTAGGACTGCTGCTGTTTGGCTTTCGTTTGCGCCACAGGCTTTGCTTCTGACTTGGCTGGTTTACTAGCGAATAAACCAACGAACCAATCAAAAATGCCCTTGATTGCTTTGACATCGGAGATGACTCCCTCGACTGTCTTCTTTGCGCCCTCCAGCTCCATACGCCCCTCATGGAGCATAGAACATCCCTGCTTAATAAAGCCAACAGCGGCCTGCGCCGCCATAAGTAGGGAGAATGGGTCAATGGCTTACTCCGTAGGCTCTGGCTTTGGCAACTGTGGCTCCACCTGACTACGCAACTTTGTGTACAACGGATGAGCGTTGGACTGGGTTGGTAATTGACCGATGATGTTAATTACGTCAACGGCTTCTTGTGCGGTCAGAGTTATTGTTACTTCCATTTATGCCACCTTTGGATATTTAACCTTAACTGCTTGGCAGTCGGCTATGTATTTGTCAATCTGTGCTTGGTCACCTTTGGCTATTCCATCCAAATAGTCAGTCATGGGTGGGTACTCTGACTTACGTTTGCGTTGGTAGTCTTTTGCGTCATATTCCGCTTGAAGGCGAACAATTTCCGCGTCAATTTCTGCGTCTGTCGGGCGTTCTTGACTGTTAGTTTCAAACCAATCAACAGAACCGTCTTCTTTAATCCCAAATCCACAAGTTGGGCGTAAAGAATGTATAGCATTAAATTTATCTGTCATGCCGCAATCTCCATCAAAATAACAGTGCTTGAACTTGTATAAGTACTATCAACACCTCTTCTGTTGTAATACAGTGTTCTTGGTGAATTAGGTAACGCCATTAATTTATAGGTTGTTGCGCTTGTTGTTGCTGGTGAATCAAGATACATAAAGCCAGCAGTAAAAGCATCTGCGGAACCTTGGTTCATTAAAGGAATAAAACTAGCATTAGTAGAACTTGCACCTGTACCAGCGGCTATTGCAGTTGAATTTCTATAAAGTTGCACACCTATATCTGCCGCCGCATCCGAACTACAGCACCCTAAATTTACACAAACTAAAATTTTACTAGTAGCACTTGTTGGAGTAATTGCAGTGTTTAAATAAACAATATAGTCCCCCCTAGGGAATTGGGCTTGCGTTGTATCCCAAGTTTGCACTACTTGCAACACAGACCCCGTAGGCAATCTAGCAGAAGCAATAGTTCCTGTTAACTGTGTAGCAACTATGCTTTTATTAGTCAGTGTCTGGGTATCAGTTGTACCCACCACTGCACCAGCAGGGTTACCTACCCCACCAGCAGGGAATGTAACCCCAGTTGTTCCATCTACGATTGTTGTCATGCTTTACTCTCCAGCGCCACGATTCGGGCGGTTAGTGCGTTGATTGTTTCGGCTTGTGTGTCGTTCATCATTAACTCCTTAACAAGCCATTAGCACACAAGGCACACAGTAAGAACCATCTTCGTATGTGCAAGTTACATGATTGGAAGTGACCTTTGCAATAGTTTTAGACCGCACAATATCATCACCTTGAGCCTTGGCAGTTCCATCGCCAGCAGACATTAGTAAATCACCACGCTGAACAGTTACGCCTTGTGCAATACGAATAATCATGTCGCCTGTCATAGCCATGTTAATTTCGTCTACTTGGTGGGCTTCGTCATAATCCCAGTTAACAAACACACCAGCGACATTTGCATCGCCTTCAACATCAGATACTTTGACTTTGTTTAACTGTTCGTTGTCAACAGGGTTGCCTTCAGCATCTGTGTAAACATTCATTGCATCAAGGTTTGACAACACAGTTCCTTTGACAAGTGATTCGTCTTTGGCTGTGGTGGTTTGTGCGTATCGTGCTAAGTGTCCACCATTGTATGAAACAGTAGTACCTGATACAGAAATATTACCTTCCTCTGCGCCGTCTTGAGCAAATCTTACTAATTGACCATCGTTTGTAATTCTATTTACAAGTAAAGCAACTTCTCCGCTTCTGGCTACTTGAATTGCGTTTGGCTCAATAACAACACCCGGGCTTGTTGTGTTCCAGACATTACTAGCGGTAGTCCCTATCAGCACACTACCACCAGAGGTGATACGCATACGCTCTGCTGATGTTGCGCTTGTAGTCGTATTAAATTTTAAATATCCAGACTGTGAGCCGCCACCTACGTTCTCAATAACTAAGTCCATGCCACAGTAATTAGAAAAACTACCAGCAGTTGCATAAATAGAACCTGCAGTTCCCGTGCTTCCATTTCTTATAAATTGCAACTGTTTAGATGTTGCGGTGCTACTTGAGCCAATGTCAACGCCAGTAGTGGCAGTAAAGTTTGATGCAGTACCAGAATATGGAGATGTAGCCCCTACCAGCACATTACCGCCCTCGTCAATGTACATCATAGTTTGATTGTTCTGTCTTTCATAAAACCCAAGACCGCCAGATGATGCAGAGTCAGCATAAATTTCCCAACTACCCGCACCAGTTGTTGTTGAACTAAGTCTTAATGCTGGTTTAAGTCCAGAAATCATTACACCATTTGAGCCAGCAGTAAATGATGGAGATGCAGTACCAATCCCCACATTCTGTGAAGCGTCTATCGTAACTGCCGCTGTAGATGCAGTTTGTAGTTGCAAAATTCCCGAAGTATCCGCAGTTTGAACCAGCCCTGCTGATGTTGATGCATTGATTGTTGTAGTCATGTCTTATCCTTGTGCAGGTTCGTCAGCAGGTGTAGGCGTGTTGCCTTCAGCCACCCACTTTAAATAGGCTTGGTAGTCTGTGTTGTCTTCATGCACGGGAAAACTGGTTACTGAACCATCTTCGTTTGTACGAATTATTCTGTTATAAAAATTTGATAATTTGTATGTTGTCATTACAGCTCCGCAGAAACATCAACGTAAGAAGATGAAATTTGTAGATAGAAAAGGTTTGGGTTTGGTGACCAAGTTGCACCCGTTAAAACTAATGTTACAGACGAAGCCGATGCAGTAGTATTGATTCCAACAGTTCCTGTTTTTGTTACATTACCCGTCACAAACGCAGAATCTAACGTCCAAGATGTTGGGTAATTGGCGTTTGTCAAATTTGTTGTTACGGATGTTGCGGTTGTACGCATCACAACAGGTAAAGATGGCGTGATTGCAATATTTCCAGTTGTTCCTGATTGAACAGGTGACATTTGCGGATTCCATGCAAGACCATCAGAAGAAGATGAGTTTTTCCAACGCACAAAATACCGCTGACAAAGTTGTATTTCGGTAGTTATAGGGCGGTAGTCAAACGATGTTGCTGTTGAGCCTACCTCTAATTGTGTACCCGTGATATACCAATTAGCACCATTGGTAGCGACTAATTTGGTTTCACCAGTAACTGAATAATAATCTCCAGAAGCCCAAGCGTTTGCCGTATTTAAATAATTAGACCCAACTCCAAGTGACCAACGAATAATAATTCCTCGGCCGTTATCGGTTAACCAAGTGCCAGTAGTTTCACCAGCAATAGTTATTGTTTTTTGTTCCCAAGTATTTGCAGAAGAAATTGTGTAACTAAAAGGATATGCTCTTGTGTTTCCACTATTTTCTAATGTTCCACCAAAAGTCCCAGTTAGTGAACTACGCACCCAAAATGATAATGTTACAGTTTTAGCGGATGCAGTTCCCCACCCAAAATCTGCAATGTTATATCCTTCAATTTGCTGGCTTAATTCATAAGCCTCTGCCGCACCAACAGTTGTAGCCGCCAAAGATGTAGCCAAAATAGAATTTACAAATCCTGTTGGCGCAGTTGTGCTTTGTGATAAATTAACTTTACTACTATTAGATACAGCTAACCTAAATCTATCTGCTGGATACCAAAGGTTAGTGCTAGTTGCAGTTGTTCCTCTTTGTGCAATCACCATTGCGCCATTGATGATGCGGTTCTTGAAGCCGTAGTAACCAGTACTTGTTCCAGTGCCACCATAAGCCTCTGCAACCGTGCCAGAAGATATTGCGCTACCACTAACGCCTGTGCTAGATGCTGTAGTCAACATCGTGCCACTTGTGGCGGGTAGTGTGACTGTGACTGTCCCCGCTGTAGCAGGTGCAGATAGGGTTACTGCCCCAGATGTGTCGCCATTAACAACAATGCTTGCCATAATTTTTCCTTAAACGACTACCCAGCGACTACCGCTAGATACTGTTACTGCTTGACCACTCGCCACCGTGACGGGGCCAGATGACATGGCACTATACCCAGCGGCGATTGTGTAGCTTGTAGCCACCGTCTGGCTGTTCACCACAATACCGTTTAATGCCACGGGGACTGATGCTTGCAATTCACCAGTGCTTGGCTTGTACAGTAGTTTAGCGTTGCCTGTGTATAAAGTGGTTGCAGTGCCTGATGTAGCACTTGCAAATAATGGGTACAAATTACTTGCTGTACTTGTATCATTGCTTAGGCTTGCACCACCCACTGGGTTCCATGCGGCGGATGATCCACTGTAGCCTTCAAACTGATTGGTAGTAGTGTTGTAGCGCAACATGCCAGTAACAGGACTGCCCGGCTGTTGGCCTGTAGTACCCTTGCTAATTAGCAACGCACCTGTTGAGCTAAATGTTGAGTCTAGCGTTGCCGTTAAAGCACCAGTGACAGCCGCCGTTCCAGTCACGGCTAAAGATGTGCCGTTCCAAGTCAGGTTAGAAGACTGTGCAATTACGCTAGTTGACGAGGCAAAGAAAATACCAGAATTAGTAAACGTTGTAAGGTTTGTACCGCCATTGGCCGTGCCTAAAGTTCCGGCAAGGGTAATAGCACCAGTTGTTGCTGTGCTTGGGGTAAATCCAGTTGTTCCAGCACTAAACGAAGATGCCGTGGCCGTGGTTGAAACTTTAACAAAGTCAACCCCATTCCAAGCGCAAACCGCAGACTCGTTAGCAACAATGGTCACGCCCGTTGTTGGCCCTACGCCCACCAACTTAATAGACTGGGTGCTTCCTGTTTTGTTAATGACGATGTAGGTCTTAGACTGTGCTGGCGCTGTGATAGTCCTTGTCACTGTTCCGCTTGCTGTCCATAAGAGGATAGCCTGCCTAGATGTATTGGCCGCCCCGGTTGTGGTGGTCAGGGTTACATCTGCATCAGAGGAGATGGTAGTAGTACCTGCTACGGCCGTGTCTAAAAGGCTAGTAATCTCATCGTTGACTACTGTTCCCCATGTATTGGCCTCCGTCCCTGTAACGGGTTTGGCTAGGCCAAGAAGAGTGGTGTAATTGATTGTCATCTTGTTTTCCTCATGCCGCTATGCGTGTCCATACATTTGTTTGTGCGTCATTAACTTGGACCCAATTAGAAGACTGCGAATCATTGACATTTTGCCAGTTAACTGATTGACTGTCATCCACAATTGTCCAAACCAAGAGGCTACCAACCTGGCCAACCCCCTGTACGCCTGTGACGTTAACTTCAACGCCAATTCCAACCAATACTGTCCCAACGCTGCCCGTGGCCAAAAGGCCTGTAACCGGGACATTTGTTGTAACTTCCACTTGAGGAGTGCCAACCTGGCCAGTTCCTTGAACACCTGTAAGAGATACCGCAGCGTCCCCAGTAGACGTAACCGATCCAACCTGGCCAGTTGCCTCCACTCCTGTCGCAAAGACATCAGCATTCGCAGCAACCGTAGTTGCCCCAACAAAGCCTGTTGCTTCCACTCCCGTGAGGACCACCGTTGTTGCGGTGCTAATAGAGACTGATCCAACTTGACCCGTCCCCTGTACTCCGGTGGGCTCGACGTTTGCGCCTCCCGTCGCTGTGGCAACGCCAACAAAGCCTGTAGCGGATACCCCCGTGAGAGATACATCAGCACCTGCTTCAACAGTAACTGATCCAACTTGGCCTGTGGCAGATACCCCAGTGAGGCTGACGTCAGCTGTACCAACAACAGTGGCTGTACCGACCGATCCTGTAGCCTGTAGCCCAGTAACGGAGACATCGGCCCCCGCTTCGACACTGACCGATCCAATCTGCCCTGTTGCAGACACTCCGGTAACACTGACATTGGCATCTGCCGTTGTTGTAACTGATCCAACCTGCCCTGTTGCAGACAGCGTGACCGCACCCTCGCCCCACGGGGCCTCTCCCCAGGCTTGACTACCAAATCCGCCAAGTGCAATCCGTACATCAGCCACTTACGCCTCTTAGGCAATACGAAGTATTGCGTTTGTTGCGTCTGCTGTTGGGAAAATAATGGTGAAAGTGCCCGCTGTGGAGGTCTTTGCTCCACCAAAATCCAAAATACACACTGAAGGGTCACCTGCGGCACTATCGTTATAAATCATCGCTCCATAGGCCGTGATCGTGGCACTTGTGAAGGACAAATCAGCAAAGTCCGTGAAAGCAGTTGTGCTAGAAGAGGTTGGAGTCACGTTTGTTAACGCACCACCGCCCGCAGAGTATGTGCCAGAGGCGGCCACTTCATTGGTGGCTGTATACGCTGTTGTTGCCGCAGTAAAAGAGGCACTGTTATCGTATAAAGCCAGTTTAAAAGTGTTTCCTGTACTGGTTGTAAAGTTGTGCACAGCCCTCATCAGCTCTACTTTGAAGCTGGTACACATGAAATTTCCTGAAAATGCCATTTTTAATCTCCTAACAAATGAACGAGGTTGGAATGACCTGCTTCGCGCAGGCGAATTGCGATAGTTGCTCTATCCTGATTTACGGCTTCTTCAAGATAGGTCTTAATTACGGAGCGCACAGCGCCACGAAAAGCAATGGCCTGATCCCGAATTGCAGGATGAGACTCACTTCCAACGTAAAGAATCTTCTCGATGGCCCGATCGGCCAACTCATCAGGAGTCCAGCCCCGCCGATTGGTAGTGGCGACGCCTACGCTGCCTAATAACACAGGAGATTGAGTGCCTATCATGGTCCTGGTGACTCCGATTTAAGTTGAATACGTACCATGCCATCACGGTATTCATCACGACGGCGACGACCTTGTTGCTCGATGCCAAGTCCTTGGAGAGCCTGCTTGTAACTTGCGTCAAAAGTAGCCATCATGTCAGGCGGCCCCTTAGTGTAGCTATACGCCTGGATTAAACAAGCGTAAAACAACGCTTCAGGAGCGTTTGTGCTAATCCACGTTGTAGTATTCGTGGAGGAAAGTTGAGGAGGACGATAGATGTAGCCCAGTTCAACTGCCAACGCAGAACTTGGAGTAGGAGCAATGTAGAAAGTGTTTTCATCCCACACAGAATAGTATTTTGGAATACCCGTCGTAGCCCCATTAGGCCAGTACTCTTTCATAAAAGAAGTATCCCGAAACTCCAAGAAGATTTGATCTGTTCCTGAAGTAACGATAAGATATCGATGAGTCAAAATATCACTGGGAGCAGTTAGAAATTTGTTGTTAGCCGTTAAATTGGCCGTCACTTCAAGCTTAAACACATCCAAGTCAATATCCCGCAAAATACGGTTCTCTGCAAAAGTAATAAACACGTTTATTACCGCATCAGTGAAGACGTTTGCGCCTACTTCCGTGTAGTTACGTATATTTGTTACAAGTTCGTTGTACGTCATGAGGTCACCACTGTTACAGAACCCACCACGCCTTGAGCAATCAAAGCCTGGTCTTGAATGTATGGACGCATGTCGTTGGTGTTTCTGACTGTTCCAAAGCTTTGAAATGCAGTAAAACCAGGCGCACCAACAAACACCGATACAGGCTCAATTCTATCTGGCCTAGGCTCATAAAGGGCAATTGCATCGCCTCTATATTTCAAAGGCTCAAGTTGTGGCTCTTTGGGCTCGTAGTCATCGGGACACACCTTAAAGCCTCGCCAGTTCTTGCGAAGCACGTTGTATTCGTATCGCTGTCCGCAATAGTCACACAGGCCATATGAGAATTTACCTGTTGCGAAGGCCATGCGTTACACCCCTAGGTCAGGAACGAAGTTAACGCTGGCAGTGTCTCTATCTTCCATCGCGGCACGCAAGAAGTCTTCTTCGTAGATCGCCTTGAGCGCACCCGTACGCTCAGGAGAGTACTTGAGAGATATGTAATACGCCAGTCCTGATGTCAGGCATGGCAAGAATCTAAAGTTAACGTCTGATGTATTGGTGTATGCACCAGCATCTTGGATACGACGAATGCGGTAATACACAAACGTGTAGTTTTGATCCGCCGCCGGGTAGAAAAACACCTTTGGCACATTCGTTCTCTGTACATAGTACTGAGCAGGCCGCGCTTGAGAATTCTTATCCGGGATATTTAAATACTCAGAACGGCTGATACGGTCAATTGTGATATCTGTCAAGATTCCCTGTGACGGGTCTCGTATAACAGCGGACAAAACATTAACCGTGTCAGTATCCAAAGATATTTCTTTAATACCCTGGGTTATGGCATAGGTGGCTTGCTCGATTGTCCAAAGATTAAGCCCCCTATTTGCCCAATCCAGGAACAACAAATTGAGAGAGCGACGCGCAGACTTGAGCTGGTAGCCGTTTGTGCTACGTATGCCGCATCTCTCAAATGCTTCTTCGATCAGATCGTCTATCGACAGATCAAAGGTTGTTGTTCCTGAGGTGGTCATTCTTTGTATAAATTATTAAAGGTTTGAGCCGCATCCATATACGAATCATCTTGCTCTGCACAGTGAATCCACTGGCCAGGCCTAAAATCAGGGGCACCCTCTCCGGTCTGCCAAAAAGCAGGGCTCGTTGCTCGAACTCTATTGTTTGGCAGTGCCACAATATTTCCTGTCCATTTCCCTGCATCCGTCAAAGTCAAAACATGACTTTGTTTGTGCTGTGCAGGGCAGTCCGCTACTTCGCTCTCCGTGTAGTCCACCGTGAACATATATCTTCCGGTGTAAAACTCTCCATCAATCTTACATAACCACGGACTAGGGCTTGTGCGCGCAAATTTTATTACTGTGTGGGTGTGAGAAGGACAATCCCAAGGCTGTGCCAAATGCGTAGGCATACGCTCTGGCCACTCCTCCAAAGGGATATCCCCCACCAACGCAGTAATAGGCATTCTTGCCCACATTGCCCCACCATGAACGTTCTCTGACCCGTCTACGTGGCTTTCACACCCTGTAAAAACAAGTTGAAAACTCAAGCAACGATCCGGCATGACATTTACTGCAATAGCGTTTGCATGTAAATACTCGCCTTGGTACTTCTGATGCATGTGCGTAAACTCACGTCTAACCCAGCATTTGAAATACGGAATGTTGCTTATCAGATAAGACATTACTTAGCGACTTTACCGCCAGACATCATGCCTTTAGACATTTTCTTGGCAGCACCGCCGGCCGCGTAGCCCTTGGACATCATGCCCCCGCCCATCTTGCCAACGGGTTTACCCATGGCCATGCGCTTGTGCTCATTGATGTTGCCCTTGTTGGCCATGCCACCTTTAGCCATCATAGGAATACCAGTAGTTTTGCTAGGCTCAGAGATCATTTTGTTTGCAGGGCCGCTCTCAACAGCACCACCACCGCGCGTAGCGGCACCCATTCCACGTCCAGCCATATTATTTCCCCTTTTTCATTGCGCGACCCATAGAGTCACTGGTTTTAGTCTTCATAGCACGACCTGCTTTATCGGCCATGCCCCCCTTCTTCATCTTGCCCATGCCATCCGCAGCAAAAGCCGGCACTTTTTTGCCGTTTTTCATTACCATTTTTAGTTTAGATGTTGCCATTACTACTCCTTACTTTGCTTGTTGAATAAGTCTGTCAATCTTTTCTTCCAGCTTGTTAAAACGCTGGTCAATGTGGTCCATAATTTTGTCAACTTCTGCTTGAGTAACGTTATCACGCGCTACCTCCTCTCTTGTTTTGTTAAGAAGAATGCTTATGCGAGATAACTCCTGAAACTTTTCATGCATTACGTAGCCGAGAATTCCAATTAAAAGAGTTAGTCCGCCTGCCCATACTTCAACAACTTGCATTAGCATCTCCAGCGCTTACGCGCCTGACGCAGGCGACTGTTTGGATCCTTGGCAGCTTCAGGGAAATCCTTCATCTGGCCTTCGGACCGCGCACAATACGATGCACGGCGTTTTGCTTCTGCGGGAGACGGTTTCTTAGTAGTCACCGCCGTTTTAAGCTTGCTTCCAGGGTTAGCTTTGCGAAAAGCCTCTACGCCTTTTTTGGTCATGCCTGCACCAGCCTTGGTAGGGCGGAAATTTCCGCTCTTGACCGAGGTTTTGATGCCCATGCCCTTGGCGGCCATTACTGCGCGGCTCCACCATAGAAGAAGAGCGTCACACTGGTAACTTCAGCACTGGAGACATCAATAAACACTCCCGAGTCAAAGAGAATTCCCATATCCGGAAGGATAAGGTCAGTGGCTCCTGCCGCAGCAGGCGTATTAATGGTCACCAAGGCTGTGCCTGCGGTAGTGCTGCCGTTCTTTAGGGTAAAGGATGCGGCTGTTGCCGTATTTGTAAAATAAATGCCGGCTACCCGGGTGCGGCCCCCAACTGCATGACCATCGGCAGTCTTTGTGACTGCCTGAATATTGCTGTTGCTCATGTCCGCTCCTAATTAAGCAGTGCGTGTGAAGACGTATGCTGTGGCGCTTGAAAACATGAGGGTAAAACGGGCAAGACCCGTTGCGCCAGAGGCAA